AAGTTTATATCTTATAATCTCTTCATCAAAAATATATTTATCATCTTTACATTCATTGAATCTTTTTATATGATTAAATAATTTTTTATTTGGTAAAACAGTTATATCTAATTCGCCTTCTACAAATAACCTGTCACAATCTTGTGCTAGTGGATAGAATCGGCACAGCTCAAAATGTAGATCTCTATTTACAGGTCCTACAAAAACTAAATCAAAATCACCAGGTTTATGACTTAGCGGATTTCCATAGCTCCCCCATTTATAAATTTCGTAATCTGGAAACTTATCATTTAATTGGTAGTTTTTAATATATTCTATTAATGGATTATTCATAATTAAGTATTATTACTAGGACTTTTTGATGATTGAGCCTTAATAATCTGGATACCGCCATCACCAACACTAGTGCCGTTGGTTGTAAATAAGGTTGCTGTTTGCCAGGCACCTTCACTATATACTTGAAGTTGAAGCTGCAGATAACCTCCTGAAGCAACGCTATTAGCTCTGGGCTGTACCGTTGACGTTGCTATAGTATAGCCACCGTATGAGCTGGATTCATTAGCGCGGCATTCTATACCTGTACTAAATGACTTGTTAGATGTTATCCCGCCAGGAAAATTAAGTGTTCTATAATCCGTTGAATAGTTTGCTTTAGCTCCGGCCGAAATACCGGTTGTGTAAGAGTTGTTACTTGCTGTACAATAGGGAGCTGTATCATGACCTAAAACATAAGTTACCTTGACGCCACTGCCATTGTTAGAAAAATGTAATACATCCATATCATGGAAAACCCATCTATATCTTACTGCTGTTATATATCTTGCGTCCTTAGTTGTTGCACTAGCTTGCGCTAAGCCACCTGAGAGGTCTTTATTTACAGTTGTTGTTGCGCCATTAACTGTTGTCGTAACATAATCTTGAAACTCAAATTTGATTCTATTATTATCATACTCAAAAGTAATATTAACTCTAGAACCAGCGGCCGCGGTCCCTCCACTGCCGTTATTAGCGTTTACAGAACTCCAGGTTGAAGCAATGGTTCCACCTGATGCAGATTGTGTAGCTGTTCCTTGCATAGTACCAAGAAAATTACTAAATCTTATTTCACCCGAACTTGGCACAGTCGTGTTATAGCTATGTGTTTTACCCCCACTGGCTATTTGATAATATTCGCTTAGTGAATGAGGTGCAGAACCACCGTGCTCTCCACTAATAGAAGAATTGGAACCTGCTGTTGTGCCTAAGGACAATATATTATTAGAACCTGGACTTTTAATTGGCATTACTTAATTATCCCCGTTATTAAATCTTCGAATTGTTCTATTTTGGCTACTCTATTTGGCCATAGAATATATTCTTTTTCTGGATTTTTCTTTAGATTTGTTAATAAAGGAAGTATAGAGTTGTATAACTTATTAAGCTTATCTTCTAGCTCATGCGCATTAGCCGAAGCTGATGTAGCTTCAGATTTGACAGATTGTACAGCTTCTAGCTCGTCTTCATCGACAGCAGTAAAGCCAAAATCAAAATCTAATAAATCACTCATATATTTTTACTCCTTTACTGTTATTTATACAAGTAAAAAAGCTAAAGTGATTAGTTATTTTCTGTATTTTGGTCTTTAATCTGCTTAATTATATCGATTAAATCTTCAATAGTATCTACGTCTGTTTGATTTTCTGTATCAACTTCAACGTTTATTGTTATTTTCATAATCCGATGAGTGCCCAGCCATGATTTGCTATGGCATTAAGTATGATTGCTAGACATGTTAACATATGAGTAATCCACCATACTGTTCTAATGCCAGCAACAGTATTGGCTTGTCTATCCGTCTCCCCAACCTTTTCACCTAGACTCTTCGCCCAGATTCTCCACCACTTGTTCATATATACCTCTATCTTTTACCTTTACGCTCAGCATCTAAAAATACTGCGTTAGTAAGAATAGTAGGTACAATTATTGATAAATGCACTGCTATTGAAACAGGAATACTATATCCCAACCAACCTATGTAAAACATAGCAATAAGACCAAAAAAGCCTGACCACATTACAAACAAAGCTACGAGCAAGTAGCCTTGTAATACAGGATCTGGAATAAATCTCAAAGGATTGTATCTTAGATCCATTACTATTCTATACCAATTTACTACTGTTTCCATTACCAACCTCTAATTATATTAATCATAATTAAGTATGCGCAAACAAGATTTGATAACACTATAAATGTACGAATGTAAGAGATGTGATTTTCATTCTCAGCATCGTACCCATCCTCTTCATCAAAGGATCCAAGTGCATGTTTCCAAATCGTCCAGAGCTTACGCATAACCACGTTTAGTCAATTCATTGCGAATCTTCTGCTTCTTTTTTGGTTGTGTATTACTATTATCTAAAGCTTCTTTCAACTCATCAGTTGAAGTTGATTTCATATAATAGTTTTGTACTGTACCAGTTTTTTGATTCTTAACACTATCTTTAAATTTTACGGGCATTAAAGTTCTCCTGTAATATGTTTATAAATTTCTTTCCATTTCCAATATCTTGGAATATCACCTTTGTAATAGGCGTTATGTTCGTGAGCTACAATTATAGAATTTAGTCCTAAGCTAGCTCCAAGCTCTGCGTTCTTTGGTTTATCTTCAATCCACCAGCATTCGCTGTCGCGGTATGGTTCAAGAGCTTCGTCTTTATCATCACCACAACCTAGAATAATGTATTTATCAAATAGTTCTTTACCAAATAATAACTCAAGGTTTTGTATTCTTAACTTTTGAGCATAGCTATTAGTACTTAATGATGTAATACAGTGAAATTTATAGCCATTCAGCATATTTAATCTTTTCATGTAATAGACAGCATCTCTTAAAGGCGGTAAAAACGCAATTGCAGCAGAGTCATTAAACTCAGTCACTAATTTTTTACCTTCAGATCTTTCAAGATCAAATTGCTTGGCAATGTTGTATTCACTGTTTTGCGGAATTAACCCCTTACTATGTTTACACCACTGGTGGAATGCGTATTCCCAGTCACATAAGACTCCATCGCAATCAACTAATATAATATTTTCTTTCATTTCTTTCATAAGTCCTTATCAATTTATATGTATATTATAACATACTTTTAAGCAAATGTAAACATTTATTTAAAATATTTTTCAAGCATTTCATACTTTTCTACATAATCTGCCATCAAACCAAGCTCTTTTTCAAGAGTTTCCATTTGATCTGAATGCTCTCCGACTGATACCTGATTACTTAAAATAATATCAGCGTTCATTTGATGCTTTGCTGCTTGTGCTTGCATATATGCCATAGATGTTTTTACCATCTGCTCTCTAAAATTTCTCATTTTATCTCCTAGTTTTTAATTCGTTTTCCATACACTTTCTGTGAACTGAACTTATACGGCCCATTCCTAATATGTTTCCAATATGATCAGTATCCATGTCACTAATACTTATATGGCTTAATGGCTGATCTCCATTAATACCATAAGTCCCCCACTTTAAAACTGATGCTTGAACTTTGTGTGATTCATTATCGTATAAAGAAAGATCTTTTTGATCTTTATGAACTGATCTTCGAAGATATGAAAGTCCACCATCGACCATATAAGTCTTACCATTGGCATCAGTATGTGTCTTATAATCGTGACGATGGGTCGATTCTAAAATAGTACCATCTGGCGTTTGTATTGCATTTCTAATTAAGTTCATTTAAATTCACTATCCCAATCACCAAAGATTTTTGGTGCTTCTATTTTTGCTTGTTCCATATGATAATCGCCTGGATAATGCCTCAGGCAACGGTATGCTTCTTTTCTTATAGCACTAGGTATACGTGGAGTTTTCTTTGGGTCCATCAAGTGTCTTAAAAAGATTTCTGTATTTTTGATTGCCCATCTTCTTTCATTTGGCATTGTCATAATTAATGTCCAAAAAGCTTTCTCATTTTATATTCGGTTATAGTGTCTAATAACTTTTCACTCCAATTATCTCTATGTTCGATAAAGACTTGAGCTCCTTCATCGCCAGCAATTACAGTAACTAATTGAGTAATTGGCATACCAGTTCTTTCTTCCCACATAATAGCATACGCAGTTTCTTGTATGAAGTAACCCTCACACCATTCTTTTTTCTTAGTCTTAGCAGCAGTTTTATAATCAATAATAGAATTTTGTCCATCAAAAACACCAACGCAATCCACTCTTCCAGCAACACCAAGATGTTCTGAATATAAAGCAGCTTCTTGGGCATAGACTTTAGTTAATCTTTTATCAAGTATTTCTTTTACTTCCATAAAGTTAGACTTTACAATCAGATTTGCATCCTTTAAATAGTCTTCTTCATTATCAACATATCGTTCTAAAACAGAATGGACAGCAGTACCACGAGTTGAAGCTCTCTTAGAAATTTTATTAGCTTCTTTTTCTCCTACCCTTGCTCGCCATTCGCGAATATGGTCTTCACTTAATATAGAAAGTACTGTAGTAATAGAAGGGTACTTAATCCCATTAGGAGCAGCGTATTTTCGCCCAGCATTAGTAGTTTTTGCGACAAGGTCTGTATACCCAAGATCAATTGGTTCATGTTCAAAGTTTCCTATATTCATGTTTGTTTACGCCATGGTTTTTTAGAGCCATCTTGCGGACGGCCATTTTGAGCCATTTCTGATTTGTAGCCATTGACAATAAAGTTTAATTTATATGTATCAATATTCCTAGTAGATTCAATAGCCTTTCTTACAGCTTTTAGTTCAGATCTACGTTCATCAGAGCATCGCTTTTTCATTTCTTTATTAACAATTTGATATAATTCATATCGCTGATTCATTGATAGACCATTCATTAAATTTCTAGCTTCTAAATCATAGTTACGAATATCTTCTTTTTCTTCATGTCTCCACTTACTCATTATAATTTGCCCTTTTCAAATAACTCTTTAGTCATAATAAAGTCTCGTACAAAGCCACTTCTAACAATGTCTTCCCACTTAAATTCAATATGATCAAAGGAGTTCATGTGTTTAATAATACCAATAAATCGGTTAATGCCATCTTGATCGCCTTTGCGAGTAAAATCTGATTGATAATAATCGCCAGACATAATAAATCGACAGTCTTCACCAAGCCTAGTTATAACTGAACATAGTTCATGATAGTTACAGTTTTGTGATTCGTCTACAATAACAACTGCGTTCTTTATTGTTAATCCTCTAATAAACGATGTAGTTAAAAACTCTATGCTTTTACTTGAAATTAATTTACCCCAAGCTTCTTGATCTTGAAATAGATCATTAACAATTGCTTTATATGGAGCAGTATAAGCATCTTCTTTTTCTTCTTGAGTACCAGGAAGAAACCCCATATCTCTAGTAGGAACGGCAGATCGTACAATAATAACCTTATCATATTCCTTTTTAAACACTGCCTCTAAAGCCAGATACAAAGATATGAAAGTCTTACCGGTACCGGCTGAACCATCTAAACATAAATGATTACCACATTCAAACGAATCAAATGCTAATTTTTGATTTTGTGTTAATGGTTCTAATTTTGCTAGATGTTCTAGCTTTAAACGTAATGGTTTTTTATTCATTTTGTATTAATATTTCCTCTATCAGCTGGCGGCATTCCACTTTGAATTCTTGATTGAACTTCTTTCCATCCTTCGCCTGCTTTGTTTAAAACGGATCCACCGGTTTCTCCAATAATCTTTGGAGCTGAAAGTACCTGTTCAATATTAGGATCTTTTACGTATTCTGTCATAGATGAAATAGACATCATCTTTGTTTCAACTTCACCAGTTGTTAAATTTTTAAAATCATACAGTGGCATAATTAAACCACTCTGGTATATTTCTTTTAGTCCAAATCATTTTAAACTTCTCTTGTTTTGTTTGATAAAAATTTCTATAGGATTCTACCGCGTTTGTTCCACCTAACTCATTAACAACGCATTCTGGATTAGATCCCATAGCTAGCTTATATGGAGTTTTACCTTGTTTTATATTAACAGGTAGCTTTTTAAGAGCTTCTCTTAACTTAGTATCTGTTGAATGAATTTTTCCATACCTATATGTATACTCATCGCATAGCGCAATGAAATGCTCGTAGTGCCAAGTATAATTACAACAGCCTTCGCGAGTCCAAATAGTTGATGGGTGATTAAAATGACATGCCTTATATAGAATATCTTCTCTTTCATCGGCAAGTTTAAAGTACTGAAGCATAGAACCAGATTTAGATGGTCTGCGTTCCATAACGCCATCTATCATTCTATGTACTGTTGATAACATTTGCGCTGATTCTACAATCATTTTTACGACGTGTTTATCGCACTGTAGTTGCGCTGCTTCGATGGGATCATCTGATAATATAAAAATATTCATATTCAATTCTTTATCGTTTAATATAGTATATTATATCATACTTTTTAGCAAATGTAAACCCCTCAGTGAAATTATTTTCACATTATTTCACTGAGGGGAATTATCAATGCGCCTTGCTAATTGCCTCCATATCATCTAGGAAATGATTAAGATGCGCGATTTTCTTCTCCATCTTGTACGCTAACACATCTTTTCCTTTTTTTAATAATTTACGTTGATAGTATAGTGCCTTGTTTCTGTCCTTCTTAAGGCGTTCAATTTGAATATAACTCATAAGCAATCTCCGGGTTAAGTTAATTGAAACTATCATGATATAGATTTTTTGGGTATGATTCTCCTATTTTTTTATTAAATTTGGAAACGCAGTTTTAATCATAGCCTTTGTAACATATTTGAGTTTAAGATTTTTATCTTTGGCTGTGCAGAATAATTGTGCGTCGTCCGGGTGAATAGATTCGAGTAGATCAATAAAAATTGTCTCTCTTTTAAATTGATTAAGTTTTGGCGTAGCTGATTGTACAAAATTTGAGAATTTTGGATACTCAAATCTAAGCTCTTTTGGCTTTCTTTTACCTTCAGCGTCAAACTTCTTAAACGGAGGCTCTCCTGGTGGTAATGCTAATTCAATTGTTTCATCAAAGTTAATACGTAGTATATCCCTAAGAGCTGTACAATCTTGTTCTTTTAGATAGTTTACTCTATCGTTTTTAGTTTTTAATTTATTAGCATTAGCTAACACTTCTGATATTAATGGTTTAACCATTGTAAAATTCCTCCACACATTCAATCAATAGATTGCATCTTTTTTTAATTAAGTAGTTCAATACTTTCATTTTCATTGGGACTTTTTGTCCATTATAAGTATTTATAATATTTTTTTGGTGGACATCAGGGATCTCTTCAAGATCAATAAGAGTTTTATTTCTTTGATAGTTCCTATACTCATCTTGAGTCATGATTTGTTTTAGGTTATCTACATTATCAGCCCAATGTTCAACTTTTTTCTTAGTCATTGGAGATTGACGAATACCTTCCATGATAGCATTATCCGGAGATAGAATATTAGGAATGCCATCACCTTTATCGCCTCGACAAATATGATCAAACTTATAAGTCCTAGGGTTCTTATCAACTACCATTTTCTTTTGAATTGGAGAATATTGCTTGACGTTGTTGTATTTGTGGAGTTGGATAAAGTCTTTATCTGATGAGACAATCATCACTGGTTCATGTTGACCAAATTCTTGAGTATTCATAGTAAGAGTACCAATGACATCATCAGCCTCGCATCCATCTAGGTGGATTACTTTATATGGAAAGTTTTCTTTTAACTCTTCACGCACTAGATTTAAGATTCTAAATATCTCTCCCCAGTCTTGATCTGACTCTTTACGATTCTTTTTACGCATTCCTTTATATTCAGGAAAGTAATCTTTACGCCAGTACCCAGAACCATCAGCGCAAATAACCATTTGGCCGTATTCGTGTCGATACTTTTTATTGTACATACGAATACTGTTTAGTATCATATGCCTTATCATATCTTCATCATTTAATTTTTGTACTATAATATTAGATAGCGCTATCTGGCTATAATCAAGTAAAATCATTCATCAGGTCCTATTGTTTCCATTAATTTATCATATATTTCATCGAAGTGGTCGTGTAAAAAATGATGCGCTCCGCCATATTTCATTAGCATTGAAGAGATCATATTGACTATAACAAACATATCTTTAGATTCTGGCATATTGCTATCTCTAAAATCAATATCATCAAATGAACTAGCATCGTTTAATAATAACTCTTCAATCATAAGAAGAATTATTTGAGATGTTTCTCTACACTCATCTGTAAATTCTTCAAACTCGCTTCGTATTTCGTCATATTCATCAGCTATAGCAGCCTCTCGAATATGTGTTGGAAATTGTATTACGTTGCTTTTCACACTTAAAGTCCTTATCAATTAATATGTATATTATATCATACTTTTTAGCAAATGTAAACGTTTATTTTGAAAAGTTTTTAACTGCGTTACCACCAAGCTTAATCTGAATAATACCATTATAGTAATCATCAGTAAGTAACACTTCTCTATCAAATTGTTCTTTTGCTTCCATGTATGAACATTCCCCTTTAGTTTTACAAAGATGTAATATTTCTCTGTAAAACCCATCACTTCCAATTTTATTATGATCTTCTTGAAGATGCTTATTAGAACCCCAATAGCTCATCCAATCAGATTCTACTAATAACCTTTTACGCCTTTTCCTTGTCTTCGTTATCCCTAGAGTTTTCTGACTCCAAAAGAACTTCTTCCCTACGTACTTCTTTCCCGTTGCCCGATTCGTTATCATGTACACAAATCCATATACGTCTTTGTGACTGAACTCTTCTGGCAATTGCCATTCTTTGCCTTGATAATGCCATGTCATATTACTCGTTAAAGTCTAGTTCTTCTAGAGCTTCTTCCTGTTCTTCGCCACAATGAGGACAGAATAAAACAATCTCATCTTCGTCATGACCTATTATACTTCTATTATAACAAACTTCACAGTTAACTACTGATCGTTTCATATGTTATCCTATGTTTTTAAATTGCTCCCACCCGCCTATAGCAACTCCATCAACTTTAATTTGTGGAAATGTACGTGCTGTCGGAAATTGCTCAAACAGCTCTTCCCGAGTGAAATCCTTTCCTAGCTTTTTATATGTAAAATCCACGTTTAGTTTTTGAGCTCTTTTAAGCGCAAAATCGCAATATGGACATTCGTCTTTTCCAAATATTTCTACCATCATAAACTTAATCCTTTTAACGCATTACTATCTATATCTTGTTTGACTCCACCAATTACGTATGAACTAATCTCTGTTTCTTGTGGCGCAACTTGAACATTACCGCCGCCAATCCACTTTTCAGTCCATGGCAATGGATTTGCTTGTGGAACTACATAAGGACATGGTAATCCAATAGCTCTCATACGTTTACATCCAATCCATTCAATATAATCAGCTAAAATCTTTTCATTAAGTCCAATCATTGAACCATTCTGAAATAAATATTGAGCCCATTCTTTTTCTTGATTAATTACTTCTTCATATAAAGCAATTGATTGTGGTTCCATTTCTTTTGCGATCTTTTCAAAATCTTTATCTTCTTTCTTGAGAAGCTTTAGCATAGTTGTAGTTGAAGCTAAGTGAACGTTCTCATCTCGAGCAATCAACTTAATAATCTTTGCATTACCTTCCATCTTTTTAAGTTCAGCAAATGCCCAAGAACATGCAAAAGAGACATAGAATCTAACACCTTCTAATGCATTAGCACTCATCATAGCCATCCAAATAGCTCGCTTATGATCCATTTTGTTTGTTGGACCATTATTACAGTCAATAAGATCATCATAGTATTTACCAATAGATTTACCACAATCCATAATATTCTTTTGCGATAATAAATCATCAAATACAAAAGATGGATCTGGATAGATATTACGAATAATATGTGTGTATGATCTACTATGAATTGTTTCAGAGAATGACCAGGTTTCAATCCAGTTCTCTACTTCAGGTAATGATACAATAGGCAAGAACGCTAAATTAGGAGCACGTCCTTGTACGCTATCAAGCAGAATTTGTCTCTTTAAATTGCTCGTAAAAATATGTTGTTCGTTTTCTGTAAGAGCGTTAAAGTCTTTTTTGTCTTTTGATACATCTACTTCTTCAGGTCTCCAAAAGAAACCTAGTTGTTTATCTGTTATTTTATCCATCTGTGGATATTTTACTTCATCATATCTTTGAATATCAACCGCCTCATCAAGAAACATATTCTTTAATAAGTGTGATTTTTTATTCTTTTTCAATACAGCCATTTATTTTTCCTTATATTTTACAGCTTTCGCAGTCGTCTTCTTCGTATTGTGAACTCTCTCCATCGTATGCGTGATGGGTTGTTTCATCTGTCATTTCTCCAGCCCCATCAAACGTATTGAAATAGTAAAGTTGTTTTAATCCGTACTTATATGCTGTTACCAAATCAGTCATCATTACAGACATAGGAATCTTATTATCATCGAAGTGTTCTGGATTATAAGATGTATTTACACTAATGCCTTGATCTATGTACTTTTGTAGAATCGCACAGATCTTAAGATAACCATCAGGGGAAGTTTGATCCCACAATAGGTCATACTTATTTTTAAGATGGTGGTAACCAGGAACTACCTGAGCCATTACTCCATCCTTTGACTGTTTGTAACTAACTAATGCTCGAGGTGGTTCAATACCATTCGTGCTATTAGAAATTTGAGCGCTTGTTTCTGCTGGCATAAGTGCCATGAGTGTAGAATTACGAGTACCTGTTTCTTTGAGTTTCTCTCGAAGCTCGTTCCACGGTAGTCTTTCTTTATTCTCTAATATATTATCTAGCTCTCTTTTATATGTATCAATTGGCAACACTCCATCGGCATATTTTGTGTGATTTTTTAAAGGAATTTCACCTTTTTCACTTGCTAATTGCTGAGAAGCCTCAATTAGATAATAAGACCATGCTTCTGCGTATTCATCCACAACTTCAAATGCACTTTCATCGTATTTAAGACCACGTTTAGCTAGGAAATATGCTAAGTTGATAATACCTATACCAAGTGGTCTACGATTCATAGTGCCCCGTTCTGCTGCGCGTACAGGGTAAGACTGATAATCAAGCAACTCATCGAGAGCACGAACAGATAGATTGCAATACTTTTTAAATTCTCTGGGTTCATTGATTAATCCCCAATTGATTGCTGATAATGTACATAAAGATATTTCTCCTTCATCTGGGTTATCTGATAGTGGGCTTGTTGGTAGATCAATTTCACAACATAGGTTACTCATACGAACTGGAGCAACTTTAGGTTTAAACGCGCCATGTTCATTTGCATGATCTACGTTCATAATATAGATTCTACCGGTATCTTTACGTTGTTGGATCAATGTAGAAAATACTTCAGTTGCTGGTAAAGTCTTTTTACGTACAGCACGCGTTTTTTCATATTTTTCGTATAACTCTTTAAACTTATCTTGATCATCAAAAAATGATTCATACAAACCAGGAACATCATTTGGATCAAAGAATGTAATATCACCACCAGTAAGTAGACGTTCATACATTAGTTTATTAACTTGGAATGCATAATCCATATGTCTTACACGATTTTCTTCAATACCTTTATTGTTTTTAAGAACAACAAGATCTTCAAATTCATAATGCCACATTGGTAGATATACTGTAGCTGCTCCGCCACGAACACCACCTTGAGAACAAGATTTTACTGCAGCTTGAAAGTATTTTAAGAATGGAATAAGACCTGTATGTACAACTGATCCATCACCAACACGTGATCCTTCAGCTCTAATTGAACCAGCGCCAATACCAATACCCGCTTTCTTAGAAATATATTTTACTATTGAAGTGGCAGTTGCGTTGATAGAATCCAAACTATCACCAGATTCAATAAGCACACAACTCGAAAACTGACGCGTTGGCGTACGAACTCCAGCCATGATGGGCGTAGGGAGCGAAATATAGAAAAGAGATATTGCATCATAATAGTCCTTAACGTATTTAATTCTAGTTTCTTTTGGATATTTAGAAAATAATGTTGCTGAAATCATCATATACAATATTTGAGGAGTTTCATAGTGTTGTTTAGTTTTTCTGTCTTGTACTAAATACTTTCCTCTAAATTGTTCCATACCAGCATAAGTAAATGTATCATCCCTATCGTGCTTGATATAAGAATCTAAGTCATCGATTTCATCTGGATCATAATCCTGCATAATTGAGCCATCATAAACTTCACGGGATACGTTATCAATAATAACTTTTCGAAGAGAATCTGGAGTATACTTGCCGTAGACTTCTTTACGAAGCTTATAAGATACTAATCGTGCTGCAACAAATTGGTAATTAGGCGTATGCTCAGAGATTAGCTCTGCCGCTGATTTAATGAGAAGTTCATGAATATCATAAGCTGGAATCTTATCATATAATTGTATGTTTGCTTTAATTTCAATCTCAGATACTGAGACTCCAGATATATCAGCAGTAGCCCATTCCAAAACCTTGTGTACTTTTTCTAAATCAAAGTCCTGAGTTGTGCCGTTACGCTTAGTTACGTGCATCGTCATATTTAGTTGTCCATCATTCATTGTCAGTTAATTAAGTAATAATACTATATATTATATCATAAAACTTAGGTTTTGTAAACTGTTTTTTTAATTATTTTTTGCTATTGTCATCGACCCAGATTGGCATTTCACCACTAGGAGCAATATTGATTTTTCCCTTAGTTTTATCAACATAAGAAATAATAGCCTTTCTAATTAGAGGAAGATCTACTAGAGTATTTAAATCAGCTTCTAGATGATCTAATCGATCAGCTTGAAGTGGATATTGTTTTCTAAACTTTGCGTCCTTTTTAGCCAATTCAAGGTCATACTTTACAGCAAAGTATTCCATATATTGATCGACTTTCTTTTGAAACCATATACCCATAGTGGTACCTTGAAACCATTGATAGAATGAACTACCAATGATTGAAGATAATATTGATTTAAGTGTAAGTATTAATAGCCAATGCATGTTATTTCTCCGTTTTAGCTAGTTTTTTAATAGCTTTAACGTAGTTAGGCATTCCATGGTCTACAACGCCATCAAAGAATTTCCATCTTTTCCATGATTCTATAATGCCATAAAATGTATCAGCCCAAGTCGGCTTAAGAGCCTTTTCGCCGAATCTGTTAAAATAAATCATTTCTCCATGATGTCTAAATCCTAGCCATGCTGGTGGGATTCTACATACAATGTCATTATTATTCATAAATCTATAATGATCGCATTTTATATTCTTGATGAATCGTTGACCTCCGACTCTCGGTGATCCGAATGTGAAGAGTTCTTGAGGTTCATAACGTGTGGCACTAATAGTAGCCATAGCAGCACCCAGACTATGCCCAGTAAAATATACATCTTTTCTTACCTTTAGTTGGTCATTATGTTCTAGTTCTTTTACAATATCCATCCATACATCGTCGACTTCTTCTTGGAAACCTCCATGGACTTTACCTCCAGCTACTGCTGAATTTTTAATAACTTTAAGATCAGCCATTACGTCATTTAACTTAGAGGGCTCTGTTCCTCTAAAGGCAAACCATAAATCATTTCTATCTTTTGCGATGAGTACTTCAGCTCCATCTCTACTAATAATTTTACCCGAAGCAAATCCTAATTTTTTACATGCCGTGTCAGCCGGCTTAGGATTCATATAGGCAATTGCTGATAACTTAGCAGCAACTTCGGCTCTTTGCCATACCGTCATATCGTCTTTCATTCTACTCATCTTCTTTCTCCACTTTAATTTCCACTGCTCCAGCATCTTCATTACCTATTGTTACGTTTCTATAGTAAACTATCACCTCACCGAGCTGATTAATATATCTTTTTATTTCTTGTGTATTATAAGACATTAGCTCATAATCAGCAACGCTCATAGCAACAAATACTGTATCGCCTCCGTGCATTTTTTTAATATCATCAATAAACTTATCAAAGTATGTATATCCTTCAGGGTATAGATCTTCTCTACCAAGCTTACAATCAGACTTGCCTTCTTCGTTCTTTAAACAATTTTCAATGATTTTAGTGTCTGAAACTACGTACCACTTAGGTTCTTTTAAGTTTAAAGATCTTGGTAATACTGGTTGTACAATATCAATCTTAATTGGTTTAGTTATTATTTCGACTTCACGAGGTGGTTGTTGTAATAGACTACACCCACTAATCATTAAGAGAGCTAATACGATTGCTATCTGCTTCGATACCATCAAACACCTCCTTTGTTGCATTATTAATTCGTGTTTCCATCAATCCAGGTTTAGCGCTTGCGAGCTTAGCAATGTTATGCCTACGGAATATATCCATATATTCAGACATTTGTGTTTCGTATTGCTGATTTTGTACTTGAAGACCTCTAAGAGAATTAGAAGTCTTTTCCAAGTTACTTTGAATTGCCTCGATTGCGGCCTTTTGTTCTTGATCTCTTAGATCTTGAGCTAGAATAACCTTTGTTTGTTCTTCCAGCTTGTTCTTCATTGGTACAACAGAAAATTGGTAATACATCATACCAGTAAAACCCATAGCAACAATAATTCCAATCAATATTTTACTCATATAATTTTAACCTATATTAGAAGTCTACTACACCATTTTTCCAAAAGCCCTGAGGTTCTAAAACATCTGCAATCTGATCTCTAAGATCAGTATCCAGAGCTCTTAAAGCGCCTTGCATAACTTTTTTATTACCTTTACGAAATAATCCTTCAATTCGCTTAACTTGTTTAGCGTCTTTACCTTTCATTTTATTGCCAAGATCATTTAGTCCTTGGACAGCTTTAGCAACTTTAGGATCACTAGCTTCGTCTAGACCTTCTTTAGTAATCTTAAATGAATCTGCTGATGCAGCTTTAAGAGCAGGATCTTTCCACAACTTCATAGCTTTATTAATTGCTTCAAAACCTGAACGAGCTTTAACAACTTGCTTATCGCCTTTCTTAAGCTTGTTAACTGGTTTCTGAACAGTCACTGTCCAAGTTGACATAGCTTCTCTAATATCTTTAAACGTTTTCATTTTTTGCTTCCTTTTTTGCTTCGGCTGCTTTGCGCCTAGCTAGTATTCTTTCTACGAATTTACGGCCTGCTTTGGTTCTACCATCGTATAGATCTTTCTTTTTCTTTTTCTTAACAGCATCCGCTGGCATAGATACACCACCCGATGCTACTGAATTTGCTGCTGCGTCTTCCCACATATCTTTAAAATTTTTCATCTTTTTAAATCCGTACTAGTAACTAGTATTTTTTGTTTAGTTAAAACGTGTTCCACTTGGTATACGTTTAAGCCGAATATTTCTCCATAGGCTTCTGTAAAATCAATAGCCTTTACCTTAGTATTTATACCAGCGATTACTTCACCGGTGTTTGGAGAGGCAATATCTTGAACTAATGTATATGTTCCGGGTGATAACAAATTATTCTTATCAAACCATGAAGCGCTTTCAGATATATCAATTGTTTCTTCTAAATCGTCAAATACATCGTTTAATATGTTTCTAATCTCATCATCAGTAAGACCTGTATTTTCTTTAATTAAAAATAAAGCTGATGCGTACGATGCTAGTTTAGTTTGACCAAATGGTAACTTATTAAGTAGACGTTTTACATTAAATACTAGTCTATGAAAAACCGTGTATGCTGATTTTTCTTGTGGAGTTTTTCGATCTTTAGCTTTCTTAAGAACATTACCATTAGCGTCAATAATGCCTAGTTCATAAGCATCTGTTTTATCCCAAGACGAAACTAATAACTTTAGGAATCTAAAGGCATAAAATAAATCTGCTGTTCTTGATACTACGCTCATTAAAGTTCTCTCAGTTTGTTTATTATTTTTTGATCCAATGGTATTTCTACCCGTGAATCTTCTGGTAAATAATTTAAGAATATCAAGAAAGTTTTTAAAATAGTATAATGTTCAGGTTCTACTTTAAACCACATCATTCTATTAGCGGCTTCTATACCAAACACATTATATAATACAATAATGTGGTTTAATATAAGTCTTTCTTGAAGATCTCCATATTGTTCATATCGCCTAAGTAATCGTTTAAGATACTTAAACCGTGTTAAATCTTCTTTAAACTCTTCTACGTCACAACATTCTGGATTATTATAATGCTGTGACGCATAGAGTTCAAAATTCCTACTATTAAGCTTGTCAAATATTTTCATCATATATTATATATAACTAGTCCTCTTCGTTATCAGCCTCATAGTTTTTATCGACATAATCAAAAAATTCTTTCTTTTTATCGCCTTTAAGTTGAGCTGGAGAATCTACTCCAAACTTTTTCAAAGCAGATTTAAAGAATTTCTGATATCTTTCTTTATCTTCTTCCATCTTAGACTTAGCTTCGTTCATAGCGTAAGCTTCAGCTACTACTTCTTCACTAACTTCTTCGTTAGCTAATTGAAACGCTGCAGCTACTTCCTTATGGCTACTCAATCCCTTTTTAATTTTTTCGATCTTTTTTGCAACTGGAGTCATTTTACCATCTGATTTAAGAGCCATTTCTACAGCCTTTTTAATCTGAGCTTTAGAGAAACCTTCTTCGATTTTCTCTTCAGCTTTGACATCTTCCATTAGTTCTGGGAAAAGGTCTTCGATATCTTCTGCATCCATATCATACTCGTTTGATTGCAAATAAGCTAAAATGTCTTTCTTTTGTCCAGAAAGATCAAAACCATCTTTAGTTTTCTTAAATTTTACTTTAAATTTCTTTTCAGTAGCCTTTATGTCATCGCCTTCATGATCAATGTCGATCTTAGCTTTACCTTTACCAGCTTTAAGCTTAGCTTCGGTAATTGAAATAGTTACTTCTTCCTTAACTACTGAACCATCTTCTTTTTCACCAGATTTTTTAACGGCATGTTTACCTTTAAATTCTTTTTCGCCTTTAGCTTTAGGCTCACCGGCTTCTTCGACTTCTGGTTTTTCGTGAGTATAGCCTTTTTTAGCAAGAGCTTTATGATCAGCTTCGTCCTTAGCTACTTCCTTTTCCCCAGTTTCTGGATGAAACATATCGTGTGGATATTTTGCTTCTTCCTTTTTTGTTTTACCTTCAAGCACATTGCCAACGGCCGCAGCAATGCTTAAGGTTTGTTTATCATTAAGTCTCATATTAGTTTCTCCTATTGTATGAAAAGCATTCCTGTGATAGCTGTGGCGGCTGCCGCGATTACTATCCAGAATAGTTTGTTAATAATGTTTACTGTCGCCGCGTTTTCGCGTACGACTTGATCTAACTTATCAACTCTATTTATAAGAGTTAATATTTGTTCCCCTTGTTGTTTACCAAATTCTGCCATAGTAGCAATTTTTTCCTCAGCGCGGGCTAATGAAATTATAGCGTCAGATAGTTTATCGATCTTTTCTTCAATTCTATCTAGTCTAGCAGATTGTGCAGCTCTTTGTTCATTTGCCGTTGTCATGTTTTATTACCCTACATTTTAATGGTGTTACACCTTTAATTAATCTATGATATTCATGTCTTTTTACATCAAACACCATACCTTTTTTTAATAGCCATGGTAAGCATCTTTCTAATTGAATTTGCCAACCCTCGCCTTCTAAAATTTCTATTTCCCGGTCTTCATGATCTCTGTGCCAAACGTATTCAGCATCTTCGATCGATGGATCGAAGGTTCTTACCTCGCCATCTTCCCAATACGGTTTACCAAAAGTAAGATCCACCACCTTTAAGCCCCAAGTCCTTAGCATACTTCGGGAGGCGACACGCCCAATAGCCTGCTTTCATTTTATCAGTTTTAGCATCGCAATTATGTCGAGAAGCAAAATTACGTGCAGCATCACGATTATTAATTTTTGATGTTAAACCACCCTTTTCGTCGCCAAATTCTATTTTCTTTACGTTACCAGTTTTAGGATTCTTAACGTAAACTACATATTTCTTTTTACCACTAGACCTTTTAGGTTTATTTAACTCAGGTTCAGCAGCTTCATCTATTTCTATCATAGGTTGTTCTAAAGGAACATGTTGACCTTCGTAGATACCAAATCTTTCTTCAATATGTTCTAAAAAACTATGCATTATTTTTTCTGCCCCTTTATCCATCTTACAGCAATAGCATTTTCTGGAGCTTTAGCAGCCCAAGTTTTTATTCTTTTAAACGCTCCAATTGTTTGACTATCGATATCTGAACCTTTAGAGTTATCAACAATGATTAATCTATTTCTAAATAATCCTTGAAATTTACCAATATTCTTTTGAACCTCTTTCCACATTTTAGTAACTAAACTGTCTTCTATCGATCGAGGTCTCATTTTGTTTCTTTCTAATGCAGTTTCTAAATCTGTATTAACAAATATCATATGAACAGCATAGCCAATTTCTCTTAACATATCAACTTGCTTTTTAATCTTAGCGTAGTCCTTACCGGTACCATCAATAACAATACCCATTCTACCTTGTAAAGCCCTTTGCATAATTTTACCAGTAAGAGCTTTAGCTTTAGCTCTTATAGCTTGACCTTGAGCTGATGCAATGTCTTCTGGAGAAGCAGTAAGTCCTGCTCTCGTTAAACCCTTTTCAAAAGCATCGTCAGAGTTAATTAATCTAAATCCTAATGC